AAGAAGGTAATTTGAGGATTACCTGTAAGATAAATATCTTGAGCACCATAGGCTACTAATTGCATTAAACCACCACCCATTTTATGATTATAGTATATAGTGAGATTTTTTTTTTCATTTTTAAACAAAAATAAAAAAAAATCTTAAGAATAATATTTAATTAAATACAAAAAAAAGAAAACTCTTTAATTTGAATATGCTAAGCCACCCATTCCACTCATAATTCTAAGAACATTATAATTTGTAGCATATACTCTAACTTGTCTTGCGTCAACCCCAGATGCGACATCTAAATTAAGAACAGCATTATCAATTCTTGAGAAATTACATGATCCAGATGGCTGATGGTCTTCTGGTTTAAGTGCAAAAGAATAAGTATAGAACATACCCTTATTTTTATTACTACTGGTATCAAATAGACCAGTGTGATGTTGATATGGCTGTGTTGTTCTGAAATAAGTCCCCTCTCTCTCTCTGAAACGATCATGTCCATTAAGTTGTAAAACAGCCTTATTTACGAGATCTTTACCAGCTGCCCCACCAAGGCAATAATTCCATGGTTGATAATTTGCGTTTGTTGGGTTATTTCTTGTATTTTCTTGTACAACCCATACAATTTCTTTACATGGGTGATTAAATCGGAGGTCGACGTTAGCGGTTGTTTCAGTGCCTGATAGCGATGTCTTCCCATTAAATTGTACTTGATTTATTAAATATTCGTGCGAAACTTGTGCAAATCTACGCCTCTCATCAGTATCTAAGAAAATATAGTCGCAAAAGAGACATAGATTGTCAATTTGAGGCGCTACACTTGTAGAACTAGTTGCCGAACTAGACCCCTTAAACATTACATTAAGCTTGACTTCGTGGTATTGTAATGCAATAAGAGGGAGGGCTAAGCCTGGATTACTATTAAACCAGAATTGAAGAGGAATGTATAATTTAATAGATTCGTTATCTTTTTTCCCATCGATTACTTTGTTATTTTGCTTTGATACTGGGAGAGCTTCTGATTTATTAGGTCCGTTGGTGTCCATAGCCCCTCCAACTAAACGATTTAATTTATGAAATTGCTCTTGTGTAGAAGTTAATTGCGACCATATGTCCATCCATTCACCATAATGCTTATCAACGGCTTGTCCACCAATTTCTATTTCGACATAGTCTATAATTGCATGACCAACACGGTCAACAATTCCGTTATCAAGACTGTCATTACTGTTTGTTCCTGTGTTGAGATCTATTTCTAAGTACATTCGACCTACAAGATCGCCATTTCTGGCAATTGTACAACTTGTTTTTTTCCCTAATGTTACATTTCCCATAAAGACTTGTTCAATAGCTTCCATTGCAAAGTTAGTATGTCTTCTATAAACTACTTTGAAAAAGGTTATTTGAGGATTTCCTGTAAGATAAACGTCTTGAGCACCATAGGCTACTAATTGCATTAAACCACCACCCATTTTATGATTATAGTATATAGTGAGATTTTTTTTTTCATTTTTATACAAAAAATAAAAAAAACTCTTAATATAAAAATCTAAGTATTTAATATATTTATATGCCCATCCTGAATTCTAATAATATTAAATCTTTTAATAAATATTTGTAAATACCGATTAAAATTACTTGATAATACATTTAGGTCCAGTACAATTTGATTAAATTTCGTAGTGCTTAAAAATCCAGAAGGTTTTATAGTTTCAGGATCAAATGAAAAATTGTATAAATAGATAGAGTTATAAGATATGTTGGTATTATCTGATTCTAGATTATTATTATAAACTGATCCTGTTGAATGTGATTGGTAACGTTGTACTTTTCTATAATATGAAGATTTAAATCTCGAATTAATTGGATTTCCGTTTAATAAGATAGACACATTATTTGTGTGATCAATTCTTGTTTGTGGATTTCCATCATATTCTTTCCAAAAATTAAAATAATTATTTGGACCTATATTCCCAGTGAAATCTGTTCCAGAAAAAAACCACAAAATCTCATTTACAAAAGGGTACTTTAATAGTTCAATTTTTTGTCTAGAGGCTCTGTCTTTCTCTATATATTTATTACCATTAAATTCTACTTGTTCTATAAGATATTCTAAAGGTGTATTTTGAAATTTTTGTTTTTCATTATGATCTAATTCAACTAATTCAGTTAAAAGACATATATCCCTTATAATATAATCATTTACATTTGAATTATTTAATGTAATTTCTGTAAATTTTCGTAACTTTAATCTAATATATATTTTTTCGTGTTGTATTGCCCATAGCGGTAATGCTAATCCTGGACTGGATTCAAACCAAAATGGTATATCTAAATTTAATGTATGTTGTGTAGGAGATACCGAAGTCTTATTAAACTTTGACACATACGCATGTTGTGGTATATACTGTTTTTCAGTCGGATCCTTTAGTTGATTCCATATATATAACCAATGCCCATGTAATCTTTGTAAAACAGTAGTATCCGCTAAAATTTCTATATATTCTATAAGTGCATACATTGTTTCAGGCACAATATTAGAAGAACCCCAACCCTCGCCCTCAACTTTAATTTGTAAATTAACTTTTAATAAAAGATCCGACGGTTTTTCTATATCAAATGAAATATTATCACCAAAATCATATGGAATATTATCACTTTTAAAAGCCGTAGGGTAAATATGAAGTATATTTTTAGAAAAATTAGTATGTGTTTGATGTATACTCTTTAAATGAGTAGTTGATGGATTCTTCGTTAAATGTTCATCTTGTTGGCCTATAGCATCTAATATTTGTTTTCTATTTGTCATCTATTATATTAAAATATAATAAATAACTAATATTAACAAATTAATTACTAAAAGCAAGACCGGCATGACCTGACATAATTCTTAATATATTATAATTTATTGCATACACTTTTAACATTTTCTGAGTTAATGCTGTATTGTTTTGACTATCTCTCCTTAATCTCATTTTAAGTTCTGCTCGGTCTAACTTTGAAAAGTTTAGACTACCAGATGGTTGATAATCTTGCGGTTTTAAGGCAAATGAATATGTATAAAATCCACTCCCTTTACTATAATCTATATCGTTAGTGGCTCTAAATTGCGGAATCGATGAATTCGCAGATAGATTTCCATATCCAATACCAGAATGATATTGGTATTTCAATACAGACATAAAATAATTCGCATGAATAGGTTCAAACATATCACTTCCGTTCAAACCTATTGTAAAATCTATCATTTGGTGTTGGCGGTTATACCAATCTAAATTAAACCAATAGTTAAATATATTATTTCCCTTTGCTTCTCTATTGGCTAAACTCAGCCCAGAACCATTCTCAGAATAATTATCAATTCCATCTGCCGTTTTATTAGCACTGTCATCCTGAATTGCCCAAAATAACTGTTTTATTGGATGGTTAAAGGGAATCTCAAATTTGTGTTGATATTTAGTATAATCATTATCACCCTTTACATTGAATGGTATATCTTCCTTTCTTAGAGGAACATTAATATTTGTAGTATACTGTAATTGTTCAATTAAATATTCGTGGGAATTTGAAGCAAATAGATTTTTTTCGTCCGTATCAAGATGAATATACTCCGTTAGAAGGCTAATGTTATTAATAACTAAATTTTTTTGATTATATGTGTTTGGGAATATAACATTTCTAATCTTATCCCGTGAATTCAATTTAACATCAATTTTTAAACTACTATACTCTAATGCTAGTAGAGGTAGTGCAAGTCCTGGGTTCTTATTAAACCAAAATTGTAAAGGAATATAAAGTAAACCATCTTTCATACTTGTTAATGAATCTTTAATATTAATGTGCGTGTTTATCATATCACAAAGCATGTTATTTTTAGTCGCAGGAAGAGTAACTTCATTCGATATATGTAACCATTCTCCTGTATGTCTATCAATTACTTGATCGCCTAATTTAACTTCTATATATTCTATTAATGCTTGTGCGTCAACTGATATTTCATTCTTTAAATTATTAATATTTGTTATGTTATTGGCGCCTGTAATATCCCTTTCAAACGTTAAATCAAATACTAAGTACATTCGATGTACCAGATCCCCATTTTTAGGAATAATTGTATACAATTTTTTATTAAAATTTGATGATTTTCCCATAGATGTTTCTCCTACAAAATTTAGCATAAAATTTTCTATTGCAAAGTTTGTATGTCTCTTATATACTGCCTTAAAATATGTAAACTGTGGATTACCAACAAGATATTTATCATGCTCGCTTATAACCGTTAATTGAAAATAGCCGATACCCATCTTTATAATAATAAAATATTATTATAAATATAATTAATCGTATGTCTTTTTAATTGTTATCGTATTATTGTCCAACCCTTCTAATAAATAATTCATAAAGTCGCGTGTTTTTGTACATTTTTTTTTTGACGACTTATAAAGTATAAAATTGTTTATATTATCAATTGTTAGTTGTGTGTGTTTTTTTACTGAAACAGTAATTACATTATTATTTATTATATTAATTACGGTCCCCCCAGGTTTTAATTTTAAATTTTGCTTAATAATATATTTAATTCTATCACCGACCTTTATATTTTTAAAATCTTTTATATAATAGTAGTTTAGAACTTTTTGCTTATCTTTGCTATTTAAGTACTTTATATATTCAGACCCATCCATAAAATCCTCTAAAATAAATATATAAAATAATATTATTATATAAAGTAAATGAGTAAAATAGATTGTAATATAAATACAGTTGTTAATTGTGAGCAAAAAACACGCCTTTTATCAACTTCTAACTATGAAAGACCTAAGCAGACTCTTACTGATACATTACAAACAAATGAAAGAATGAAAGAAAAATTACAAAATTATGTTAGAGTTGATGATATAGATGATGTCAATATCAATACACACGTTCGGTACGTAACTCTTAAAGATGGAGTCCAACGCTTTTGTTTAGGAGGGTTATTAATTAAAAAGTTTTCAAAATATGTTATATTATCAAATGGTACTTATAGTTGGAGTGTACAAAAATTTCATTGGGAACAAGAGGATGATGATGAACCTACATTTGATACGGTGTTTTTCAAAGTATTATCGAAACAAGAAAGACAGGAAAACATTATTAAAAAGAAGGATGAAGAAATACAAAAATTAAAAAATTATATTTTATCAAAAGAGAAACATATATAATAATAGATCTATATTATTGTTAATTTTTGTATTTCTTTGGTAAAAGGATCATTATAACTTTTATATATATTATTTAATGTATGCTCAAACCAATAGTCGCATAAAATACAATATCTCCTATATAGGGCAATCTTTTGTATAGCTCTCTGTCTAATACCCGATTCCATAAATGGTGTTTTTGGGTTTATTTCCATACTAGACGATATTTGTGGAATTTGTGGAAGTTTCTTACTTCGTAATATATCATTCGTATATCCTATTAATTCATCTAACGTGGTTGTACTTGTCTCCTGTAAAGCCTTTAATATTGATGATGTAAATGCACCACTATATGTATAATTAGCTTTATTTGTTAGTCCCGCCATATCATAACTTTGTTGAGAATCTTTACACCCAGATAGTAAAATAGCATTACATTTAATTCTATTATTTGTATTTTTAAGTAGCTTACATTCATCTGAAATATAATCGTATTTATATGGTAGATCAAGTGCTGTACCACTATGACAACAATCAAATATACAAATCAACTCTTTATCTTTATTTAATAATCCAAATAAAGAGTTTAATTCATCGTCCGATATATACCCTCCTCCTAATGGACAAATTACTTCATCTACACCATTTACTACGTGTGAGTCATTTTTATAACTTTCATCATTATCATAATCTATTACGTATGACCCATGTCCTGAATAATGTATCCATAATTTATTCAATGAATCATAACAATTTACAATATTTATAGCATTTTCTAACTCTCTAATCATATTAATTTTATTAGGTTTTATGATTGTTTCGTCTGACAAAATACTTATATTTTGTTCATTTACACCTGCAAACTTTATTAAACAGTCGCGCATTAAATAAACGTCATTAATACAACCATTTAACCTATGTTGAGTACCATTATAATTTAATCCAAACAATAATGCCTTTATATCACCCACCACATACTCTCTATATATATTATAACTTTCTGCGTATGTAAAAAACTCTATAAATTTTAAAAAATTTGACTTTATATACAATTTCATGACAATTTCGTAATGTCAAATTATAAGTTAGATTTACCTAACTCAGATATTCAGTATATTGAAAATTTTTAGAAGATAAAGAGTCTATAGAATTATTTAATTATTTAAATAGTAATGAAAATTGGAAGACTACTGATATAATTTTATATGGAAAGAAATGTAAACAAAACAGACAAACTCTACACATTTCATATCCTGGTTTAAATTATAAATATAGTGGGATTCATAATATTGGCGATGATATACAACTTCATCCTATTCTAATAAAATTAACTAGTAAAATTGACGAGTTTTTCAATAATAAATTTAAATTTAACTATCTTCTTTTAAATAGATATCTTACTGGTAAAAATAATATAGGAATGCATTCCGATGATGAAAGATCCTTAACTGGTCCTATCGTATCTATATCACTTGGAGCAGAAAGATTCTTTGATCTCATATATAAAAATGATGGCTCTATTAAACATCGTATAACTCTTAAAAGCGGGTCTATGATTATAATGGACGGTATAACACAAAACTATTGGAAACACGGAATACCTATCCAAAGAAAAATATCAGATACAAGAATAAATATTACATTTCGCATCGTTTCATAATTAAACAGTGTTCTTTTTAGATATTCTTTTTAAACTAATGTGTTCTTCTTTTTCTCTATTATCCAATAACTTTATTATATTATCTGTTTGTTGTGAATTTTTTAAATATTCCATTAATGTTGTTTTAATAATTAATTTATTTAAGGGTTTCTTAACATGTGTAATATTACGTTTTAAATTTCCGTTGTCTGTTGTAAGATCTTCTATATTATGTGTTCCCATAAATCCAATAATATCAGTCGTAAGAGTTTTCTTATTTCTTTTTAGTTCTTTTATTTTTAGTTCATATGTTTTTATTTCATCATCTACGGATAAATATGATTTTACTTTTAATTTAAATTGATCAACTATTGTCGTATCTGGTATATTTGCATCTGTATTAGAAGTGTTCATATAATCTTCTATATAATAAATTTTAAGAGTTTAAACCTTATAGTTAAAAACAGTTATTTTTTGGATTTAAATAAAAGTCGTAATCATTGTTAAAGTTTATATATGACTCTGTATTTAGATGCTCTCTTTTTATACGTTTTTTATATACGTTATTCATTTCTTCATCTTTTTTGTTAGATAGAATTCTGTATTTGTTCTCAATATCATCACACCTTTTATTTGGTTCTTTTTTATGTATGTCATTATTTATAACATTTACTGAATTGTATATATTGTTTTCATTTACACCCTTATATAGTTTTTCTCCACCAAATTGATATAAATTATAATTCGTTATATGGTTGTTATTATAATCGGCGACGAGCACTTGAAAAGCCTCATTAAATATTTCATCGGGTAAATATTTATTAGGAAAATACGTTTCAATATATTTGTCTAACTCTTTTTTAATAACCACCTTTTTTATTAACTTGTTGAATTTATAATGCGTATATTCCCCTATACCGGGTTTCGATTCTATATTTTCAGCAGAGTTTTCTAAAACAGTGTTGTTTCTAGATTTAAACTTTTTTCTTATCATTCTATAATAGTAGGTTTTCTTATTTGTTGGGTCTGAATACATATATTTAGATATTTAGATATTAGAAAAATTTATTTATCAATAAACCTTTTATTTAGTACGTTATTAAACTTTGCTGTTACATTAATAAAAAACCCTCTGTCAAATAACCAAAGTATAAAAAGGATAGTTAAAACCACTAATATAGATATAATAGTAATAATTAAAATTCTATAATTTTGATAAGTATTAATCTTTACATTTTTAGAAATCTGTTGACATTTAGATTGAAATTCTTTTTCGGTATAACATTTCATATTACTACCATAATTTTTATTAGTTTTAGATGATGTATTCGGATTATAATATATCATACGCGAGTTTAATTTTTTAATTGATCGCGCATTATTTTTAGAAAATTTTTGTATAATGTCATAAAACGCCTCGCTACAATTTACAGGTTCGTCCATTACAATCCATGTAACATCCTCGGTACATGGGTGTCTTGGTATTGATCCTTGATAAAGATAGAAACTCTTTAATTCCGGAATTACCCGGAATATGTTCCAATTTTCAGACATATTTGTACTTATTTGTTCACCATTTGTTTTAGGTATTGAATTAATTATTATATCTAGGAATTGTTTTGAGGAAGAAATAGCATCATTAATATCTATAAAGATAGCTATTACTAATACTTTTAATGTATTCGGAGATCTATGATATATATGTGCTTCTAATGGATATGATATATTATCTATTTTATGACTTGACGGCGAAGTAAACGATATCCGATCGAGTTCATATACATCGTGATTGAATGTTACATAACTCCCATTATCATAATCGAGAATAACGCTTTTATTTAGTAATGTAACATTGCATTTTGATGTTCTATAAAAAAATGTAAGGTCGCATGTTGCTCCACATTTTTTAGATATTTTAGATATAAGATTTATAGGTGACTGTTGCTTACCATTTATACATAAGGGTCTAGCCATATTTATAATAAACTTATATATTCTTATAAATTAATTTATTAAATTAATATATATATAATGAATTTATTTGAAAATATGAAATATTTCAGTATTACATTAATAATTACACTTATTCTTGGATATTATCTTGGTATTGCTATATCAACGGTGGTCGACTATAGATTGAAGGATGCTACTATTAATATGCCTAAACCAAGAAATGATATCACAATTGTTGTATCGAAAAAGCCCAAAGCAGTACATATTAAAGATAATTCAAAAAATATAGAGAAATTTTTGAATTATAAAATAAAAGCAACCCAACCTAAAAAAAACAAAAAACGAAAAACAAAAAATAAGGAATCCTCTCCTAATTTTAAAAACTATCCATATAACCCAACACAGGAGTTACGAGATAAAGTATATCAACCAACTACTATAGACAATGATTTAACTAAATATGCTAAAGATTATCAAACCGGTATTAAAAATACAGATACAGATGAAAAATATAAACCATACAATTCAGAAACAATCTCTGACTTATATAAAGAAGTAGATATAGTATCTTCACCAAAAACCGAAAATGTCAACCCAAAACCCTATAATACATTACAAAAACATAATAAAAAAAGGGCGCCGAAAAATTACCCATCTAGGAGAAAACTATGCCCCGATTTTAAATGTCAGCGAAATTATATGACATGTACAAGCAATCATATACCTAAATTAAGTAAAAAAATGACTCCCGACCCTAGACAGATTTAAGTAGTTTATTGATTTAATTATATACAACTAATATATTTTCTATTTTAGTATTACATATTGGACAAATATCATGATAAAGCCTATATCGATCCATACATTGTAAACATGTTGTAAAATGTTTACATGGTAGTATAACAACAGATCTCTCTTGTTTATTACATGCTGTGCAAGTATTATCAAACGTTTCTAATAAATTACTAATTGATAATTTATTATTTAACTCCATGATTTCTTTATTTAAATCAACTATATAATGTAATAAATTATAATTACTATCAACGAGTTTTGTAATTAGTTCAATGTCAAAACTACTTGACGACATAATTGATATATTACATTAAAACTTTTAAATAAGTATATAATATACTTATTTAAAGATTAAAATTTAGTATTTAATCAGATTATGTCAATAACTGAAAATACAAAAGAGGGGGGTGATATCGAAGATAATTCGTTATCATATAATTTACAAGACTATACTGATTTTGATAGTATGGGTCTAGATGATAATTTATTACGTGGTATATATGGATATGGTTATGAAAAGCCTTCTAGTATACAAGGGAGAGCAATTGTACCGTTAATTGGTGGTAATGATCTAATATGCCAGTCTCAATCAGGTACGGGGAAAACTGCAACATTTCTTATTGGATCATTGGCTAGAATTGATATTGAATTACATAAGCCGCAAATACTTGTAATTGCACCAAATCGCGAGTTGGCAAAACAGATATTTGATGTTATGACTGGATTGAGTTCTTTTATGGGAATTAAGACAGCATTAATAATGGGAGGTACTAAAGTAGACGAAAATTTTAAAATTTTAGATGATGGTGCTCAATTTATAGTTGGTACTCCTGGTCGAGTATTCGACATGATAAAAAGATATGCATTAAGAACCGATTCTATAAAGTCATTTATAATGGATGAGGCTGATGAAATGTTATCCCGTGGTTTTAAAGACCAAATTTATGAAATTTTCCAATATGTTCCTAAAAATTCCCAAATATGCTTATTTAGTGCTACAATGCCTTTACCCGCGCTTGAATTAACAGAAAAATTTATGGTAAATCCTCTAAGAATTTTAGTAAAAAATGAAGAATTGACCTTAGAAGGTATTCAACAGTTTTATTTGGGTGTAGAACAAGAAAGTTGGAAAATTGCTACTCTATGTGATCTGTATCATAAACTATCAATAGCTCAATCTATTATATTTGCCAATTCTCGTAGAAAAGCTGAGTATATAAAAGACCAATTAGAAGAACAAAATCACGCAGTTCATTGTATGCACGGTGAAATGGCGCAATCAGAAAGAGACTCTATTATGTCCAACTTTCGAAAGGGTCAAATCAGAATATTAATTACAACTGATATTATTGCCCGCGGTATTGATATTCAACAAGTATCTATTGTTATTAATTATGACATACCAAGATATAGAGAAATATATATTCATAGAATAGGGCGTAGTGGGAGATATGGTAGAAAAGGTATTGCTATAAATTTTGTAACCGAAAAAGAGTACCAGCACTTGCAGCAAATTATTCAATTTTATGAATCTGTTATGGAGCCTCTTCCTGAGAATATAAAGGAAATTTTATAATTTATTATATTATTATTATTATAATGAATGATAAAAAAATATATAATAGTATTGTTAAAATTATAACATCAAATGTTGTAATGGACACTTTTATCCCATATAATATAAAAGATCAAACAAAGAGTATAGGTGCAGGATTCTTTATTGATAATAAAGGACATATACTTACTGCAGCACATGTAGTCAAAAATACGGTAGATATATGGATAAATATACCACAATTTGGGAAAACGATATTTAGAGGAGAAATAACGTGTGTTTATCCTAATTTCGACCTTGCATTAATTAAGATAAAGGATAAAACTCCGCAATCATTCTTAGAATTAGGAGACTCTGATAATTTACATCTTGGTGATAAAGTATATACTCTTGGCTATCCAAAGGGATCCGAGTATCCTATGAGAACTTCTGGTACTCTAAGCGGGAGAAGAAATGATTATATACAAGCGGATGTACCTCTAAATCCTGGAAATTCGGGAGGACCAGTTATTAGTGTAGATGATAAGGTTATTGGTGTTAGTTCGGCTGTTTTAACTGATAGTGAAAACAGTTCATTAATTATTCCTATAGAAAGATTTAAAAATGTAAAAGATATTATGATATCTTCGGAACATCCAATAATATATAAGAATGTTATAGGTGTCTTATTTGCAAATATGAATGATAATTATAAAAATATTTATGCCGATTCGCATAACTTTAATGGGGGGGTAATTATTAAAAAGATATTAGATAAATCACCGCTTCAATCAATAGCTGATGAAGGGGATATTATGTTGAGCATAAATGACTATGATATTGATTATTATGGAGAGATTAATGTTGAATCGGAGCAAGGTAAAGTCCCTGTTAGTTATATTGCGTCTAAAGCTAAACCTTTAGGCTTTGTTAAAATAAAGTTTTATAGTATTCTATCAAAAAAGATTAAAACAATTGATAAAGTTGAATTAAAGCCTTATAACGAGTTATACCCTATTAGGCAGATTTTTACACATATAGAGGTTATCGAGTTTGAAGTTTTTGCTGGTATTATAGTAATGAACTTAAATTTAGATCATATTTTAGAGAAATATTCTTACTTAACCTATTTAATAACGAATGAACAAATATATAAACCGTTTATTATTATAACTCATATTTTTAATAATTCAGAAATTGCTGAGTTTGGAAATTTATCAGAAGGAGTTATAATAAAATCAGTTAATAACATACAAGTTAAGACTGTAAAAGAATATAGAGAAGCTTTACGAGAACATATAAACCATAATGGTAAAAAATATATTACCATTGAGACATTAAATAATGATAAGGTTGTTATTAATCTAGATGATATACTTAAATCTGAAGAAAATCGAATAGAACAATATAAATACGAACCGTCAAGCACATATTTACATTATAAAAATTAAAATCTTGAATTATATATATATGTTTACTAATTCAAATAGTATGATATATGCGTTATTTTTGTTATCTATATTTATAGTATTCTTAATATACAGTATAATTCACCAAAAAGACTTAATAAATACTCAGGAAAATAAACAACATAATATTTTAACTGAAGACTTTTCTTCCCAAAAACAACCGGTTTCTTTTACAATGTTTTATGTAGACTGGTGTCCTCATTGTAGTTCAGCTAAACCTGAATTCGAAAAATTAAAATCCTTAGAAAAAATAAATAAAACAAAAATAAACTATAAATCAGTTAATGGTGAAAAAAACCCAGAAGCTATAAAAGAACAAGATATCGACGGGTATCCTACATTTATACTAAACATAAATGATACAAGTCATATATATCAAGGTGAACGCACATTTAAAGCATTTAAAAAATATCTAAATGATATGTTATTATAAATATTATTAAACATTTAAAAATAGTTAATGATATTTAGAACTCATTCGTATCATCGTTTATAGGATATATTGGATTTCCTATTTTCTGTATACTTTCACTGGTATAATTTGAACATTGGCTAACAGGTGGACCATTTAAAAAAAGCTCTCTCTCAAATTTCTCAAATACTTGATTTGTATGTAATAAATTCATAGTAACAAGAAACACCACTGTAATTACAATCGATGTTTGGAAATTGGTCGAAGATAAATAACAAATTAGGAACAATACTATACCCCTGAAAACGGGGTTGTTAAATAGACTTTTAAGTGATTCTGGTAACTGTGTGTGAAGGCGTGGCCCATACATGGATAAAAATATAGTTAATACTGAAAACAAATATGTGTTTTGGACAAGATATTTAGGATCTAACATTGTTGAAAAACTTTTAACAATATTCATATATACTATATATATATATAGATTTAAAATATTTATACTATAAATAGTTTAAATCTATATATATATTAATACTGTTCAGGATTTTTGTACTTTGTTACTTCTTTGTTTACTATTTCATTTATATTGTTAAAACTTTCAATCATATTACTTTCTAAATCACCAGACTCTTCTGTTAAATTTGGCATTTCTTCAATATTGGCTAGTACTTGTGCGTCTAAATTTTCAGGTTCATTCTCAGGTGAATACTCTTCTCTGATAGTATCGAAGTTAGAATAATTCTCATTCATCATATTAGAAAATTTTTCTTCAACCTCTTGTGAAAAAGCATAAGAATTTATAAGACAAAATGCTATTGAAATTATTAATGCAAGTTGTAAATTATTTGAAGATAAATATGTTATCATAAGTATTATAACAAATCGGAAATAATTATTATTAAATAGGTCTTTAATAATTCCTGGTAATCTTGGATGTAATCTTGGCCCATACATCGCAAGGAACAATACAAGTACATTATATAACATTGGGTTACTAAGTAAATTTTCCGGGTTTAATAGTGTTTTTATTGAATCAAATGAATCTGTACCAATACGAGACACGTTATCTACAATAGACGACATTATAATATAGATTCAGAAAAAATTTTACTTAATCTATATTATTTATTATATTTAATATAATATCTTTTACAAATTCATATTTTTCACGTTTTTCCTTGATATATAGGAACTTTGAAGTCTTTGTGAAAAATTTTGAAATAGTTTCATACCCTATATTCATCGTTTCTAGTTTTTGATTATATGTTATCATAAAATCTATTGTAGATATAGAACATTTAATTCTCACTGTGTCTTCTCTATACTTTTCCAATATAATAGTTTGTAGTTTCATACTAAGAGAAAATAGAATATTTAATATATACTGGTCTAAACTATCCAAGTCATGTATTTCACTACTTTCTTCTATATAAAATCCAAGAGTAGATTCAATATCATCTTCATATATATCTATAGGATAATTTTCTAAAACAGAACCATCCACATAAGTCAAGCCATTATACTTTACTCTATTATATATGATTGGTATAGAATATGATATTCGAATCGCCAGTAAAACTTTCATATCGGGTGTCTTTTCATAATTAAAGTACTCGATACACTTAGTGTCTAAGCAAGTACCAGTAACTGTAAATTTTATAGGGTAGTACGAATAAAGTTCTTTAAAAGTTATATTTCCACTATCTTTACCACACTTCTTTTCTAAAAGTAATTTAATAAGATATAATAATTTATCACCTGTATCAATACCAAAACTCTTAAAAAAGTTAAGTATATTATCAGTACTAATATCTTTAAGATCATCAAAATCCAGCTGTAGTATCAAATTAGATAAATCTATATAATTATACCCTATAGTTACCATAAAAGCGAATATAGCTCCACCAGAACTACCTACTATATCTGTAACATGCTCTAGTAGCCCATTTTCTTCCAGATATTTTAGAACACCTATATATGATATACATTTAATACCACCTCCACTAAAAACTAAGTTTTTAATCATTGAACTATATTATTTACTAAATTTTAAATATTTATTATAAATATCTATTTACCGTTTATTTACCGTTTATTTATAAAAATGTAATATAATATATTATATTACATGCTGAATATTTTCTCATTAAATAACGTAAGAGACCAAAAGGAATTAAATAGATATGAAATTTATAGAAAAGTATTAAAGAAATGCCATTATCGTATAAATACTGTTTCATCTAAAGGAGATAGTTTTTGTTTTTATGTTATTCCAGAATATATATATGGTATACCGAAATATGATACACTATATTGTGCATCTTATATATTAAAAAAGTTAAAAAATAATGGATTTAAAGTTTTATATACATATCCTAATCTTATATTTATATCATGGGATCATGTTCCAAGTGAAATTATAAATCCTAAAATTAAAGATATTGATGTAAAAACGCTCGCAGTTGATAAACAAATTGAAGAAAAACCAACTAAATTCAGATATATTGAAGACTATAAATCCTCAAATAATTTTTTAAAAAAAATAAATTAATATTGGCGAATACCCTTATTTACTGTATCTAAAAAAAATATAATAAACATCCCACATGCAATAAAAAGAACAAGATCGAATATACTATCGTTATTTGTTGCTGCCTTTTCAATTTTAGTTACTAATCTTTTTAATTCTTTATTCTCATTAATTAAAAAATTTATATATGGTTCTTTTGTCGAAGATGATTCCTCATCATATTCTGATATAATATGATTGTCATTCATTTCTTTCTCTAATTCTAAATCATAGTCGTTTATCGGAATATCCATATTAGAGTATGTTGGTAATGATTCGCTCTCTTCTAAAATTTTATTTTTATGTTTCATTTGCAATCTCTTTTGTTTAATATCACTAGAGGGTAATCTGGTTGATGGACCAGAATGCTCTGGCAACCTATTATATGACCTGGTAAAGTTTTTTTTCTTTACTGTATTGGATGACTTTTTAGACGTATTATACTCTGAAAACATATCATTATCATATAAATCAGAATCTATAATATCATGTTCTGGTACTATTTTTTTAAATTTCTTTGGTTCCGTTTTTTTTTCGAAACTATTACCCCAGGCTTCTTCTATAGAACAATAAGGCATATTAATTATAAGTTATATTAAATAGAGAAAAAGTTTTTATAATTTATCTTTTAGAATTAAATAAATAATATTATTATTTATTATAGAAAAATTATAATATTATATAATATATAGAAATGGATGGATTGAACATTACAAATAGATTAGATACTTTATTCTCGAATAAAACTTTTACAACTGTTGTATCACTTATACTTGCATTGTATGCTGGAGCAGCGGCACCAGCATTACCAAACAGTATTATACAGATATTTGATACTATTATAGGTAAAATGTTATTAATATTCTTAATAGGTTATACGGCAAGTAAGAACATCCAAATAGCACTCATGCTTGCTGTTGCTTTTACTGTTACATTAACCGTTGCAACAAAAGCAAAGATAAATGAGGGGTTCTATGGATTAGAAAATTTTGAAAATGAAGATAATGATATGGATGAAAATGATACACATGGGGTAGTTGGAGAAGGAACTGGTGAAGACGATGATAGTGATGATGATGATGAATCACCTCATATAGAGCCAAATGAATCAGACTCGGATTCAGTTGGACCAATAGAAGATAAGGAGGAGAATGAGGCTTTTACAAATTTTGAACAAGTTCTCCCGGCGTTTAACTTAGATGGGAAACAAAATGAACATTATGCACCATACTAATAAATGATATTTTATATAATTCATTAGTATGTAATAAATTCTTGAATTTTTTTTATTATTATATTATAAATGAACGACATTATTAATAACTATGATCTAAATAATATTAAGAACATTTTTAAACACTATTTATCTACTGATAACATACTTATAAGTATATTAGCAATTTATGTTGTTGTGTTATCTATTTATGCTCCTAGGCATATTATATCACTTATTAATCACCCTTTTTCTAAGTTATTAATTTTAATGGGTATTTTGTATACCAGCACTTACAATTTGACTTTAGGATTATTCATTGCAATTGCGTTAATAACTACAATAAACTTAGATAACTCTATATCAGTTATGGAAGAACGATTCATACCCAATATTAAAGAAACATTCGAGGTTAAAAAAATAAAGGATAGTGATAAAAGAAAAGTAAAACATAGTGAAGAGTTAGATAGTGAGGAGGTAGATGACGAAGAAACAAATGAGGAAGATGAATCCGATAGTGATAGTGATAGTGACGATGACGATGAGACAGAGGAATTTGATGTAAACAAACTCAAACCATCTAAAAATTTAGATGACACATTTACAAAGTTGCATGGGGCAATTCACGAACTTGAAAATTTTTATTCTAAAGAGAATAAATAATTTATATATATATATAAATGTACGATTCATTAAATAGTGTTGTTCAAGGATTTAATACAAATAAATATATATATGGGTTTTTAATGATTCTTCTTAATATGGGAGCAAGATATATTGAACTAGATCTTGTAAATACACACAAACAGTTTCTAAGTAGTAAATTACTTAGAAGAATATTAATATTTACAATATCCTTTATCGCAACACGTGATCTCATGGCATCATTGATTATTACAGCGTCTTTTATTATAATCGTACTTAATTTATTTAACAGTGAAAGTGAGTATTGTATTATTCCAAAAACATATATAAATTTAGATACAAATAACGATGGGAAAGTATCAAAGGAAGAAGAATTAGAGCATGCATATAAAATTCTAAAAAAATATGGAGAAGATAAATCAATCTAATCTTTGATAACATATTTCACCAACAGTCTTCCGATTCCATTTAACAAGTCCTATATTTTTCAACCAATATCTCCCTAAATCTAGGGCCACTAAATGGTTTGGGAGACATTTCATTTGGTTTTGTACTTTAGTTGTTTTAAAATGGTTTTGCATTAATCTTTCGGGATCAATGTTAATATCACTGTTTTTTTCAAATGCTTGTATAACTAATTTCTTGAAACTTGATATATTCCATAGGGTTGGACTAAAACTAACAGTATCTGTACTACATGTCCCAAATGCAAATTTGTATCCAATAACCCCGTTTAATCTGTCTAAATAATACCATATATTCTCTGTATTTTTAATTATTTCCCAGTCATCTTCTAAATATAATATACCATAGTTTATGTCATTAATATGATCTTTTATAGTATTTATAATACATCTAACAGCTTTATTAAAGTTTCCGTTTTTATTACATATAAACTTAAATACTATATTATAATTTATAAAAAGAGCTTTTATAGTTTCTTGTGTGTTATGTAGACTTTGTGTAATTACATTATCTGGAATAACGTTATCAGTATATAAATTATAAAATCTATTTATAAAATCAATATTAATAATCCATAAAATCTTTATATCTCTGGTAATAAATCGCTTAAGACTACTAAAGGCATGTACATGTATTTCGGGTCTTATTATCGCAGTTGTTAATATAGCTATATCATACATACTATATTAATAATATAGTATTATTTTACATTAAATTCTAAATCTTAAATTATAAAAATAAGTTAAGATTTAGAATTTTTAGAATTATTAATTATATTTCAACATGTTTTATTGGTTTTGTATCATATTGATTACCAAGCTATTTTAAGCTCTTCCATTACATAGACTGTTAACACGTGTTTTGATAAAATTTTTAAATTTAAATTTAAATTTAAATTTAAATGTATTATAATTAAATATAGTAAATGATGAGTTTAAATATCAAACGAACCCCTATGTTAAACCTGCCATTTAAATTATACGGCAATTTTTCTACACGATCGACTAACACATTTCCAATCAGAAGAAACACCATTCAAAAATTAAACAATTCGGAATATGAATCATTGGCTAATGATTTTAATTCATACGGAACTTTTATAAATTATTGTATTAGTGACAGAATATCAACAAAAAGCTCTCAACGAAAAGAAGTACTTTTACTTTCATTTAAAACCCCAATTTCCAAAGAATCTAACAATAAAAACATCGATATTAACGATACTGATTATTCAGATACTTTCTGGAAATGGCACGAAAAACCATTTTGATTTTAAAAATAAACAATAAATTCTATTATGGGGTTATATTATATTTATGAATCAAGATTTAGTGTTATATTCCTTTTCTTTTGATTTCTCTTTGCGCGACTTGTCGATTTAATAGAATTATCCGATATATCAGACATAATATCTGTATTTGATCTTAAATCATTTAGAATATCGTCTACACCACTCGGCGGGGGGATAGTTCTATTAGACTGTGTATTTCTAATTGGTGGTGCATTTCTAGTAGAGTTATTAAATGGAGTATTTATTGTATTATGTTGGGTTAGACCATTGGTATTGGGCTGTAATGAAGGAGATGGTATATTACGCTGCTCTACATTTTTTATATCAGGTTCATTTGAGAATAAGGAGGCTGCCGCCGCACCATCATTACCCATTGAATTCATTGCAGCATTAGCAAATTGTTTCATTAGGTCCGGATTTTGTCTCATAATATCACCCATACCGGGTAACTGCGATTTAAACATTGTATTTGTTAAATGAAACATAAAAGCACTTCCCCCAACCATAAATAGTAACTTTAATTCCGGTGCCATTTTTGCCCGATCGCTGTACTTCTCATGTAATTCTTCAAAAACCTCATTATAGTCATTTACATTTTCATGTATACTTTCAGACCAACCCTCTAATTTTACATCAAATGGGTCAAATCGACCATTTAAAAATTCAATCCCAGTAACACATGCCATAAGCATTTTTTTTTGAAATTTAACAGATGTTTCTGTTTCACGTTGTGATTTTAACCTGTTATATTCAAATCGCATCTCATCTATATCTGATGAAAAATTAAATCGCTTAGAAGACGGTATACCCAAACGCCTTAATTTCTCAAATTTAAATAATAGATCTTCCTTCTCTACTCTTTCTGCTTTATAATCGGGTACTCTGTTTTCCTGTACAAAGGTCGATGAAGATTGATTGGAATCTCTTATAACATGAGGATAATCAAGTGGTGTATCATCTTGAACACTATCAATCTCTAAATTAATATTTTGTGGTCCTCTATTACGCGACCCCCTTGATCGTAATGATATATTGGACCTTTTATCACTTAATAGATTTATGCTTGATGGCCTATCTTCTAAAATTTCAGACCGTAAATCTTTATTATAAAAATCGTTATCGTTTTTATCTACGAGTGCCTCTAATTCAATATCACTCAGTCTAGAATTTTTCTCAATATAATTAGATAGGTCTTGTGATTGATGTTCAGTTTTATTTTCTAATAAATCTAGTTCATCGTTTGTACATATACTATTTAAGTTAAAGGCTTCTTCCTTTTGGGGAGAAGATATTTTAATTGGTTTTTGCTTTTCAGGATTAACTAAAAGATCTAATCCAATATCTATATTTCCACCTGACAATGGAGACGAATCGTCTCCTATTTGATCATAGGTACTTATTTCTATATTATTATTTATTTCTATATTATTATTTATTTCATTTGTCTCAGTTTCATCAAATCCCATTATTTATTCTTATAGAAAACAATTTTAAATCTTATACGCAATACTACAATTTTATGAATAATCTTTAGGTATTAAATATAATACTTATTTAAATAAGTAAAAATAACCTTGCATAAAACTGTCGGCCAAATCATCTTTCTTTTTACTCGAATTAAATAAATCAAAAAATGGAGTGTTTTTAATATAATATTTAGTATACTCTATACTTAGATACTTTCTCTTTGCATATTTATCTTTTAGACTACATTCCACACAAGGTCCATTATATAATTTTAACTTATCTCTTGCAGAAAACAAATGTATATTTTTAATTGAAGAGTCTATATTATAACCGTGTTCTATAAACCAGGTAAATATTATAATTTGTATTGTTTTCATTGTGGGATTTTTTAATACTGGTTGGTTTTCTATAATAACTTCATCTACATTTACAATATGTTCTTTTATATCTTTTAATTTACGTAATAGTATACTCCCTAACTCTAATATACTTGTTGATTTTACTGTTATTCTTTTTAATTTTTTAATTTTCATATCTGGATATTGTTTCGCTATCGCCTTCTCACATGTTTTTTTATTACAAAAATGTATATTATTTGTTAAAATAAAGGATGCTTTCTTATCACAAAGTTTATCTTTAATATGGTTTTGACACCCTGGCTCATCCTTAATTTTATCATCTAAAATATTAATTATGTCCCATTTTATAATTTTAAATTCTGATCCATCTCGTTCTATAATACAGTATGCTAAATTTTTAATACCAACATCTATTGATATAATTCTTTTATTCATTTATAATAAAATATTGAATATAAAAATATCTAATATATTAATTTTAAATAGTTAATCATTTTTTATAAACAGACACTATATTTTCTTTAAAGCTTGAAGGAACTAATTTTCTAATAGTTACATCATCCAGATTCATTTTTGTACAACCATCTTTATAAAACTGTATATTTTCATACGGACTTCTTTCTTCGTTACATAGGTCAAAACTTGTCTCTATAAAATGATATTGCGCCATATGGTCATCTGGGTTTTCGTCAAATATTTTGTCTTTAACTGAATTTATGTCTTCATTATTTGATTTATAAATCTGTTTATATATATTTCTAGTTTCAATCCTATTAATAATGTCTCTACACTTATTTAAAGCGGGTTCTGTATTATATCTAATTCTAGATATAATTGTATCATCTAATTCCAAAAAACGATTATTGGTTATCATTTCTGGAAAATTATATACATCATTTGATTCTAACAATATATCAGCAATCATCAATTCTATAGATTTAGCAGCTTTATGATTGTATACTTCTCTGTGAAATTTATACCTAGTGTAATATAGATCAAATATATCATCGGCAATAGCTTGGTCATAGCATATTGTGTTATCGATAATTTTAGATTTATTCATTAAACGATTACAATCAAATGAATAACTAAAACCTAAATGATATGGATCTCTTAGTAAATAATCAAATTTATCAACATCGATTGAGTTTATTTTATTTGCAATAATTTGATATTGATACGAATTCATGTTTTCAACTGGTTCAATCATATTTTGAATCATATCAATATCATATCCATTAAAGTTTTTTAAATCAAATGTCCCCCAATTATTCTTTAAAAGTTCAAATGATCGTATTTCATGATTTCTAAACCTATTGTTTGGGCATAATTTGGATAAAACATGGTTATCAAATACATGTGAAAATGGACCGTGTCCTATATCATGGTATAGTCCGGCCAGTTTTATATTGCTAATTATATTTAAATTTTGCTGTGAAAAGTTTATATTTGAGTTGTAAAATAATTTTGTTGTAAATTTTTCTGCAAGATAGGATACACCCATTGAATGGGACGCCCGTGTATGAGTAGCGCTAGGGAAAACCTCGTCAAGAGATCCTAATTGTTTTATATTTTTTAATCGTTTGAAAAGTTTATTGTCTATAAATTCGACCTCATTATCGGTAAATGATAAAAACTCTTTATAGATGGGATCTTTAATAAGCTTAACCATTTTACATTAATATAAATTCAAAAAAATCACTTATCAAATTTTAAACAGAATAATTTATTTAAATTTATATTATAATATCCACTGGATATACCATTAAATTGATTTAATATATTGTTGTCGTGAATTAATTGCACCCACATTGGTATTTTATTATATAAATTTATAAAATGAAATTTATCATGTATTGTATTATGTGTCATTTCTCTACAATGAAAACTATAAAGACTTATAACAGATAAAAACGGACTAGGTATATTATAAATACGTCTGTTAATTTCTAAACTATTTTTATTTAACTGAATCCCCATACTATAATTAAGTATAACTGTCTTATAATAGTTTATAACTCTAGTATTTATAATTGTATATTTCTGAACACAATCGATATATAAAATGTTCAATGAATCATCAGAATCTACTCTAGTTGTAATAAAATACTTTTTAGTATTATCTTTTAAATATTTTATATCATAATACTCTATATTCTTTAGAATTATATCATACTTCTCTTTATACTTTTTAACAAGTGTATAAAATTCGGGTTTCATATTTACATTCATGCAGATATGAAAGTTTTTATTAGTTTGGTTTAATAAACTCGGGAGGCAGTAATTTTCAAATATTTCTAAGCGTTCTTTGAGTCTCACAATATCGGTATAATTACATTTTATATATATAAAATGACATATTTGGTTCATTTTATATATATATATAAAATCTATGGGTATGGGGGCTTTAATCCCCAAAAATTATTTGGCATATTATTTGATTTTGGATAACCAGAATCTCTTAAAATTGCTTCCTGACTTCTAATTGGTAGATCAGGTACATTATAAAATTCAGGACTAGACCGAGCCTGCCCCTGTGAATTTAATGGGGGGTAAGTTAACATTCTAAAGGGTATACCATTACCAAGTTTAATTGTATGTATCTTATCAATATTAGCACCACATACCTTTATATGACAACAAGGTTCTACATTTACGGTACCTAATCCAATATAATAGGAGTTTGGATATCTAAGTCTAAATTCAAATTTACCACCTACCGCTTTAACCAGTCCTCTGTTTGGAGTATTATCATATGCCATATCAGGATTTGCATACGGTAATCCAGAACCAGTATACGATGTAGTATATGTAGGAGGGTTAGCAGCCCAGTATAATATTTTTGAATCCCCTAATGAGTCAATGTGGCCCTTTACTATATATTCCCCATCCCCGGAATCATAAACCATCCCTTTACATGTAATGTTTTTTACATAATCAGATTTCCATTTATCACACATCTATAATATATTATAATAAAATATATTTTACATTATAATAATTATAAATTAAATGCAATTGGGTCTCCCCCTCTCATCGCATCTCCACCAGATGGTATGGTTGTTCTTGGTAATATTTCACCCTGTGCTTTAGTATCAACTTGATTATAATAATTAAATAAATTATTAGTATCTGCGCAACAATTCGACATCTGGTTAATTGGGAGTGTATCGGGCCATTTAGAACATAGAGTATTATTTGAATATTGGCGTCCTTGACCAAGACCATTTTCATTTACAAAATCTGTATTACACGAGTTGTTATTACATTGTTTAATTGATTGTTCAGGCAACATCGTCCCTTGGTTATATGGTTCTTTACATGGGCCACACCCATTTTGCTGACCAGCATACTGCCTATTTAAATCCATTAATTGTTTAGCATTTTTAGTTAAAAAGTTACGATATTCGAATGAATTCGGCTTTTTATTATTTGCTCTTATCATGTTATTTACATGGCAACTTGGACGGTAATCTGTAAAGTGTCTCCCATCGGACATTCTTGGCGGACACTTAAAATATTTGTTATTACTTCCTTTATTGCAGCTACTCATTCTATATTATACTAAAATATTTTAATTTATTCAAAATACTTAATTATTTAATAAAGCATTCGTTGTTGTATCAAATGCATCAATTGTAAGTAAACGATTAATCATATCATTTTTTGTTCCAGATTGTACTATATCTTTATCTCGACACATTATTTGTAATTCTTTTTTTGTATATTTATCATAATAATAATCTAAAGAATTTTTAGCAACTGGGGTCATCATTGGGTGTAAGTCATGGATTCCAATCAGATCAACATCACTATCAGCATTATTATTCTCCATGGTATTTCTGGATACGATGTCGGCATCAGTAACAACAGTACTTATAAAGTCTTCATTGTTTTTAAAGTTATCCTCATCAGACTCTGAAAGTTCCATTAGTTCTATATTATTATTTACTTTTTCCACCATTTCATCCATATCTAAATCGTCAGAATAATCAGATGATATATTATCTTCGCCTAACTCTTGGTCGATTACCTCGAGCTGTGATTGATATTTTTCTATATCAGATTCTAAATTTTCAATTTTCTCATCACTTTCATTATAGATTATAGGAGGGATCATTTTTACATCAGGATATTCATCTATATTATTATTTAAAATATGTTGTTGTATATCTGGTTTTAATTTTTCAGGTATATTATTTAATGTTCGTAATTGACCAACACTTTTTAAAATATCATATAATAGTCGCTGGTTTCTTTTTATTTCCCAAATAGTAAATGCAACTGCTGTCGCCAATATTGCAACAACACCTAATATATACGAGTCTTTCATTATATTTAATTAAATAAAATAAAATGTTATTTTAAACTTACTTTTCGGTAAAGAATAATATATATTTTTTTCTATATCCTATATTATATATAGTTATAATGACTGAGGCACTTTTAAAAATTAGTATAAATGATCAATATATACCCTTAGCAAATGACATTATGCGAGTGGTTATAATATTATTAGTTATTAATGTTTTAATGTTTATAACAGACCCAAGTAAAAATACATTATTTGGGGATAATTACATTAAATTAAGCATTTTTGTAATACTTGGTATATGTACATATAGACTTACTATAAATAAGCTCGTAATGTTTATACCCCCGGAAATATAAATCTTTTAATTGGGGGTATATTAAATAGTATAATAACATGTTAACTGTTTCCAAAGTGTATTTTAGTAATATAATAATTATACAGGGTTCTGTATAATTATTATATTATAATAATATTATATAAATGTATAGTAATTACCCAGAAGCATATAATCAAAATTGCAATATAAATGAACAGATTCCTTGTAAAAATAGTAACAACTTTTGTAAAAAAACTTCTACAAAATTCATTTATAATAAAAATAAGAGTATTCCAAAAACAAATTATAATCCCAACCCCAATTATTATAAAAATAGTGATAAAAAATGTAAAAAATATAAACGCCCGGTAGTTGTATTAAACAATGATAATGTTGTTAAATATACAAGTACAAATAGTCATTCATGGTCAAATCAGAGAGGATATGGAAATATAGTTATTGCTTCAAACGACACTTGTAATAATATACATGGTACTGTAAATCCATGGAACAGAATCCCATTAGAATATAACAAGTGGTCTTAAGAATCTTCATTTATAATAAGATCTATTTTATTAACAGCCTCTTTAAATTTATCTAACCAAATCTTAGATTTTTTGTTATATTTATATATACCAATAAAAAGATCTAAACTATCGTTACAAGTATTATCGACTATTTCTAATAATTTTTCATATCCATTTGTATTTATTGGAGTAGAACTAATAGATAATTCACCCAATATTCTCCCAGTTAAATGAGTTATAAATTGACTTTTAGATGTATACTCATCATGTTCATCTGGTGACATTCTAATCAAATTACAACCCTCTGATCTTATTGTTTCTAAAAAAATATGAAATCTTTCTATATCAGTGATCCGTGTATCCCAATAAACAAATGGACAATCTTTCCAATTATCGCATGCACTATCTGGACCAAACATTGGATGTGTAGATAATAAATCTATATTATTACTTTCCAAATCTATGTGTTTATATATAACATTTGTTGGGTATTCTTTTACAGACAACACATCAACTATTAATACTCCATATAACTTTAATATGTGCTTTGCAAGTTTTTCAATAGTTCTTTCAAACGATTCAATACTAACTGCTATAATAATTATGTCTAGTTTATTATTTAAAAATTCAACTAAGTCTGTGTAAAAAGACGTGTTTAATTCTATAGCTATATTTGTATAATCGGACCTTGAATGGGCTAGAATATTATGGTGTTTTGATAGTGTTTTTGAGATAAACTGTCCAAATCGCCCAAATCCAACTATCCCAATATTTAGATTTTTCATTATAAATTTATTATTATTTCACAGTTTATCTATAAATAATAACTTTCCCCTCTATCTCACCAATCTTATTATGTATTTTGTCACTATATTTACAACCAAGAAATTTTATGTTTTTCCATATTAAAGAGTATCTAATACATTCTTTTAATTGCTCTTCGGAACCTGGTTCCTGCTTTGCAATAAACCATAAACGTTGGAAGTATATATTATATGGCTCATATATATCTTTTGGTATAGTATAGCTGATTCCGTTATATTCAATAAACATTCCTGATTTACTGAATGCGCTTACGTTTTATATTTTATTCAAATTTTATATAATAATAAGTTTATATTTAAAACAGTTAAAAATATTTAAAGTTAAATGGTTGTACTATATATATAACCATGGAAACACCTACACCTACTACTGAAAATATTAATTCTGAGGATATTAATTCTGAAAAAACAACATTTAATTTCGATGCAGATATCCAGCAACTAATGCACTTAATTATTCATACGTTTTATAGTAACAAAGATATCTTTTTAAGAGAACTTATTTCAAACGCATCCGATGCTTTAGATAAAGCGCGACATAATGCCTTAAATATGGATAAAACATCCGATACAGAGGATACGTATGATATACGGATTAAGATTGATGAAGAGAATAAAATATTAACTATTGAAGATACTGGAATTGGTATGTCTAAAGACGATCTCCTTAATAATATAGGGACTATTGCCCATTCAGGTACTAGTCAATTTGTACAAAGTCTAAAAGACAGTAAGGACTTATCAATGATTGGTCAATTCGGAGTGGGTTTTTATTCCGCATTTTTAGTAGCAGATAAAATAAGAGTTATTACACGGAAAGAAGATAGTCAGTATATATGGGAATCACATGGGGGTACTAAATTCGAATTAACAGAGGATTTATCCGAAAATAAGTTAACCAGGGGTACTCGGATTGAACTGTATTTAAAGGATGATTCACACGAATACCTAACTGAATATAAATTAAAAAATATTATATTACAGCATTCTCAATATATATCATATCCAATAAATCTCCTGTCAAATAAGACTAGAGATGTTGAAGTTGTCGATGAGGAGGTTATAGATAAGGAACCAATTAATGCAGAGAGTGCTGATTTACCTGCTTTTATTGAAGCAGCGACTTTTACAGAATCAAAGGAAGGATATGCATTTAAATCGGGTGACCAAGGAACTGGTTACTACCGAGACGAAGTCACTGTTGAAGATGTGGGTGATGTAAGTGATAAACAGAAGAAAATGGTAAAAGAGAACTATAGTGAGTGGGAGGTATTAAATGACCAAAAGCCTATTTGGATAAAATCACCCGATGATATTTCTACAGAAGAGTATAAAACATTTTATACTGATTTAACTAAGAAATCAAATGCCCCCAGTGAGTATTATAAGCATAAGCATTTCTCTGTAGAGGGTAATATAACAGTGAAGGGTCTGTTGTATATACCAAAACAAAATCAACAAATGGGGTTTATGCCTCAAGTAGACATTCAATCAAAAATTAAATTACACGTCAGGAGAGTATTTATATCAGAAGAATGTAAAAATTTAATACCAGAATATATGAACTTCGTCACAGGTGTAATTGATTCAGACGACCTCCCCCTTACTGTCTCTCGTGAGATGCTTCAAGAAAATAAAACAATAGATACAATCAAAAAGTTAGTGACAAAGCAAGTACTATCTATGATCGATGAGTTGCAAGTAAATAAAGATTTATATAACGAATTTTATTCTAATTATAGTAAGAATCTTAAATTAGGTTATCATGAAGACCAATCAAATAGAGATAAAATTTCGAAACTGCTTCGGTTTTACTCTTCTAAATCGGACCAAAAGTTAATAAGTTTAGACGAGTATATTACAAATATGAAAGAAGACCAACCTGGTATATATTATATAGCTGGTGAAAGTATATCAAAGGTGGCTGATTCACCCTTCTTAGAACGACTTAAGAAGAAGGATTATGAGGTATTATTTTTAGTTGATGCGATTGATGAATATGTTGCTCAAAATCTAACAACTTTTAAAGATAAGAAGTTAATATCAATTACAAAATCTGATATTGATTTGGGTGATTCAGAAGAACATAAGACTGAAATAAAAGAAAAGAACAACGCTTTTAAACATCTATGTGACAAAATGAAGGATATTTTAGGAAATTTAGTCGAGGGTGTTGTTGTATCTGATAGGATTGTTGACTCCCCGTGCTGCCTAGTAACCGCCGAATGGGGATGGTCTGCTAATATGGAGCGTATTATGAAGGCACAGCCGATGAGTAATCAAATGGGTAATTTTATGTCTCCTAAAAAGACTTTAGAATTAAATGCTGAACATCAATTAGTGAAGGGAATATTTTCAAAATTCGATACAATAGACCAAAATCAACTGAAGGACTTTGTGTTTATGTTATATGAGACATCTGTTCTTAATAGTGGATTTACTCTTGACAATCCAGGTTACTATTCTAACAGGATTTATCATTTAATGGAGCAAGGTTTGGATTATTTTGACGAAAAAACCCTAGAACCAGAAGCTATAAACAAAGAATCTGAAGAAGAGTTAGTTAATAATTTAAGTGAAGTAAATAATCCTGTAGAAAGTTCTAAAGAAGAAATGTTGGATGACATCGAAGGTATTGAAAAGGCTATTAATGATATTAATAAAATGGAAAATACATTAAACGACATGGAAACAATTACGGAAGATGTGTTAGAAGAACTGAAAAATAAAGACGCATAAATATACTATAAATAAAGCTAATTAAATATATAATACAATAAAATAATTATAGTAGTATATTATATAATTGTATAAAACAATAGTAAATCCTATGACTGGTATATAAGTTACTATTTCCTTTCATTGTTATACTTTGGCATAGTACTACCAAATAAAATATAGTGTGTCTCAAAATATACTTTTATCTATACAGTTGTATTACTTTATCGATAAGATTATATCACGTCTAAACCAATGTATATAGCTTTAATCATCCAATAGATTTATTTAATTTATTTGCATATAATATTATGGTATGTTCTATATGTGGATCGGAAGGTGTAAATAAATCATCTTGTCCTCTCTATGTTAAAAATCCTACCGATGATAATTGGAAGAATCATCCTAAACCTACACCTTAAAATAAGACATTTATTAGATTTATCAATGCATATTAAAAGAGATTTTGTAAAAATTTTGGTTAATAACCGAGATGGAGGCGGGGAGGAGGTACATCTTTAAGATATAATTTAGATCATTCAATTGACTATGTCGTAGAATCTGATAATGTAGAACATAAATTTTATAATATGGAAAAAGCATATCAGATTACATAACAACTTCCCTCAGTTCCAACATATGCTCCTTCTCAAACGCAAACTGGACAACCAACCCCGAAACGTATTGGCCAACCCATTGCATTAAGAATTGAATAAACTAATTTATAATTATAAATTAGTTTGAAAAATTCATCACGAATACCTTTTAAATTTAAAACTGAGCATGATAAGTTGGTTAATTTTAAGTTATTTAAATATAATTTATAATACTATTATATTAAATATTTAGTTAGAATAACCACGCCGCCCTGTAAAAGATGTCGGTTCTACATTACCCCCCAGGGGCGTCGGTGTTGCAGCAGTTCCCGAATTTGACGTCGTACCTGCAGCAAAGTTTATAAACAGTGCTTTTTTATTTAGTGCAACATTTATTTTAACTTCATAATATTGCAACATGACCTATACGATCCCAAGTGTTTTTTTACTAACATTTGAATTACCCTTAATGTTTAGATTTATTTCCAATACTATATCCTTAACTAAATCACAGTTCATTACGATAGTAAAAATAGCTTTTTTTTACCTAAATGAGGATTACCAGTGAAAATGCGCGTTCAATTGATTCAATTGCAAAATTACTATGTCTTTTATATATTGCTTTAAAATGTCTCATATGCGGGTTACCTGTTAAATAAATATCTTGAGAACCATATGAGACTAGCTGCATTAAACACCCACATTATTATAATTAAATATAATAAATATCATTATTATATTTAATTAAATATAATATTTAATTAGAATATGCAAGTCCACCCATACCACTCATAATTCTAAGAACGTTATAATTCGTAGCATATACGCGAACCTTTGCGGTTGAACTATTTGAAACTGTTTGTTGGGTTACAGTTAGCTGTAATGTAGCATTATCAATTCTTGAGAAGTTACATGTACCAGATGGTTGATGTTCCTCCGGTTTAAGACCGAAAGAGTATACATTAATACCAAGAGATGGTGTATTGGTGTGATGCTGGTAAGGTTGTACATAGTTAAAGTAGTCACCCTTTCTTTCTTGGAAACGGTCATGCCCATTTAATTGGAGCTTTGCAAAAGATACTGGGTTATGACCACCATCAAATGAAGCCCCCGTACCATGGGTTGTTGTAGTTATCATTGATGGGTTTACTAGTCTATCATGCTTGATACCATCGCTGAAGCTCCCAAGACCAAGATCCAGAGGTCCTATTAATCCAAGTCCAAGTGGATCCATTGTTTCACCTGTAAGGAATGTAAAGTCTACTTGGTCGGAATAGTTACTAAATTGTTTTGCTGATGTATTTTTGGAAGATTGTACAACCCATACTAATTCCTTCACGGGGTGGTTAAAATTAAGTTTAACTTTATTGTTAATAGAACTGATTGATTCTTCCCCAGTAAATTGTAACTGTTCTATTAAATACTCGTGTGACACTTGCGCGAATCGTCTTCTTTCATCTGTATCTAAGTATATATAATCAACCCATAATGACGTATCTTCTAAAGATAACTCTGTGTTCTTAAATACATGGGCTGCACCTACCCCTGCTAGTCCATTCTTTTTAGCTCCTTGGGATGCACCACCTCTTTCACCATCGGCCATGGTATAACCTTGTGCACAATTATCTAAATCATTAAACTCTACATTAATCTTTACTTCGTGGTATTGTAACGCAATTAATGGGAGGGCGAGACCAGGATTGCGACAGAACCAGAATTGAAGTGGAATGTATAATGTTGTTGATGGGAATGTTTGACCCATGTGGACTGCACCGGTGTTGTGGTTTGGTGTTACAAGTTTATGCACATTTCCAACCATTCGTGCATAACCAGCCTGTAGTCCTGGTGATTGAGTCAACTCATTCCATATATGAAGCCATTCACCGTAATGTTTATCTACACGTTGCCCTCCAATCTCAATTTCAACATTCTTAACTAGTTGGTGACCAACCCAGTTTACCCAATTAAACTCTTTAACTGTAGAAAGAGTACCATTTAATGTATTAGAATCTGATAAATCTACTTGAGGTAATGTTGTTTGAAGGTATACTCTATGTATTAAATCCCCATTTCTGGAAATAGTACAGCTTACTTTTTTACCAAAGCCGGGATTCCCATTGAAAGTTTGTTCAATAGATTCCATTGAAAAATTTGTGTGTCTTCTATAGACAACTTTAAAGAAGGTAATTTGAGGATTACCTGTAAGATATATATCTTGAGCACCATAGGCTACTAATTGCATTAAACCACCACCCATTTTAAATTATATAATATAAAAAGAAAAAAATTTTTAGAAAACGCAATTAATTGAATATATAATAATACTATCAAAAAGGAAAAAGATTTATATATTTTTTATATTAATCGCTCTATATTAAGGTTCTCTTTAACAAATTCATTTAAATAATTATCTAATAACAACTGCTTTTTAACACTATTTTTGCTTTTTTTAAATTCAAAACTATTTTCCGATTTATGTCTAACGGTCCACCCATTTAAAACTGCATTGTATATAAATAACATTTTGCGTAATGTTGGTAGATCTACATTAAAATTATCAATTCCAGGCATCATATAATTTTAATTATATAAAAATATATGTAAACTAACTTATAAACTCTCTATAAATATATTTTATTTAAAGATTACACAGAGATATATATCCAATGGTTATATTTAAAGAAAAGAAAAAAAAACAAAATACTAAAGATGAACTTCGCATTACTCTAGATGCTGAGCATACAAAACAGATAAATATATTCAATGATAAGAAAAAGAACTTAAACAAATTGAAAAAAAATTTAGGACAATTGACCAGCCAGTATTTACAATTAAATACGCAAGAAGCTGATAAACTTACACCAGACCAACTAGAACATAAAATGACACTAAAGGAAAATATCTTAAAATTAACAAAAGAAATATCTATAATACAAAGTCATCAATCTGTAAATAAATATCTATTACATACAAGTAATATGTTGTATCAATATTATGATGATACACATACTCCCAAAAAAACAAATAATGATGTTATTAATAATAACCAAAACTCTTCCATTATCGATATGTTTATATCAAATAAAACAAATAACAATACTCTAAATACTGAAGAATCTAACTGTGAACAAAAAAATACTATATCAACCCCACAAAAAGATAAATATAAACAATATACTAAAACCGAAATTATAACTAAATATAATGAATTCATTGAGAAAGGCTTTGTTTATTCTAATAACTCTGATAATGGATTTGATATGATATTTTGTAAAAAATGTAATGTAGAAAGAATATTTCATCAAGCCGAAAGTGTGATGATTTGCCCTACATGTGCTCAACAAGAACAAGTACTTGTTGATTCAGATAAACCATCCTATAAAGAGCCCCCACGCGAGATAAGTTACTTTGCATATAAAAGAATTAATCATTTTAATGAATGGCTCGCACAGTTTCAAGCTAAAGAATCAACCGATATTCCTAAAGATATTTATAAAATTATAAAACTGGAATTGAATAAAGAAACTTATATTCAAATAGACAATTTAAAAATAGCTAAAGTGAGGGATATTTTAAAAAAACTTGGCTTAAATAAGTATTATGAACATGTACCCCATATAATAAATAGATTAAGTGGAAATCCGGCCCCAATTATAGATAGAACCACGGAAGAAAAGTTGCGTATAATGTTTAAAGAAATACAAACTCCATGGATGGAACATTGCCCAAATAAAAGGAGCAATTTTTTATCCTACTCTTATGTATTATTTAAATGTCTACAGTTATTAGAAATGGATGAATATCTTAGCAATTTTAGTCTTCTTAAATCACGCGAAAAATTAGCTGAACAAGATAAAATATGGAAACTAATATGTAACGATTTAAAATGGGAGTATATTAAAACAATATAAATACTATCTATATAAATAAAGTCTATACTTATATAGTTAGTTTATCCCATTGCGGGAAATCCAGATAGGTTGGCACCAATACCAAAGCCGGTACCTTGGCGTGCGGCATTACCAATACTTGGAGCATACATATCTAAAAGAGCGAATGTAGCCGCTGCTGTAATCGCAATCATAACAATCTCTTCTATATCCATCTTTTTCTTTGGGATATAATAAGCAGCGACAGCTACAGCACCGCCTTCAATGAGATATTTAATTGCTCTTTTAACAATTTCTTGTAAATCAAATGCAGATTGTAAATCACTTAATCCAGACTTTATACTATCCATTATATATATTATAAAAAGAAAAAAATATAAATATTTACTTAAAGGATTAATAAGAAAATATTTCATAGATGACTGAACAAAATAACGAAAACATACAAGACTTCTTAGAGAACGATGACCAAGTTCGTGGTCAAAATTACGTTTGCCTGTCATTTGTTTCCCCAGAAGAAGTTATACAAAAAAAGGACTTCTTTATGTTACAAAAGTATCTCCGTCATTTGGTAGAGGAAAAGAAAATAGATTTAGATGAAGATTATATTAATACTATAGATGAAAAATACAATGATTTTTTATATAATCGTGAGGAAAAGTTAGAAGAGGAATATAATGAATCAAATAATTTTAGAACATCTATTAGGGGTATTAAAGTAAGAGGAACATATGACACTTTACAAGAGGCGCAAATCAGAGCAAAGGTATTACAAAAAAAAGATAAGAATTTTAATGTTTTTGTTGGGCAAGTTGGATTTTGGCTTCCATGGGATCCAAAGCCTCATAAGCTTGAGAACCAAGAGTACTTCGAATCAGAATTGAATGAATTAGTTAAAAAATATAAAGAAAATCAAGAAGCAAAGCAAGATCATTTCAGAGATAATGTCGATTATGTTAAGGAACAAGCTAGTAAAAAGGTTGTAGATCATAAAAAAGAAAAAAAATCTATGTTAGAATTAGAATCTGATACTCAAATAAACAGTTTAGAAAATACAGAACAACCGTCTACTGATTTAGAAACTAGTTTAAATGATGATGATCCATGGATTGCTGCAAAAAAACAAAGAGATGCTGAAAAATTACTTCAAAATAATCCAGATCAAGCACAGGATATTTAATTATCTATACCTATAATAAATGAAATCTATCATATTTATCATATTTATTATAGGCATAGTATTTATAACTATTGGATATATGGAAAATTATAATAAATGTCCTCAACCTAAAATAGAATATAGATATGTACCAAGAAGTTTTTATGAAGAACAAGTCACGTCTATTAATCTTCGGAAAGTATATAGTGATATGTTTAATGAACCTAGTACATGGTCAACATACCCATTTAATGATAAGTTAGGCAAATATAATAATAAAAACTATAGTAATTTTATTGAAAAAGATTAGTCTATATAATATATAATACTGTCTTCAGGTATATCTTCATTATTATATATAAATTTTTTAAATACCTCTGCTGTAATTTGGTTTAGTGGTATTGATTTGGTACAGTTTTTAGCTATATCAATGTATAGTTGAAAACCACTATTTGATAAAGCACATTCAATCTGTTCTATCCAAGTCTTAACTAGATTATATAGTCTCCCCTTCTTTGGGAAATTATCTAATTTTAATATATCAGATGCAAAGATCGCAAGATCACTAGAAAAATTCGGATATACCGTCTGTTTACCAGTCTTGTTTATTCTAGGGTAAGCATGTTGTAAAAAAGCATCTCCATCAGAATTAAATATTGAGTTATTGCCTTTAAAATTGTTAAAGTTATATGTCGATCTACCCCAATCAATTATCTTTAAAATCTTATTATATGTCGGTATCCTGTAGTATATATTATTATAGGAATAATATATGTATTCCTGGTCCGTGTAATTAAACATAATATTACTTGTATGTAAATCATTATGACATAGTTTATAGTAATGTTGTGATATAGTAAGCCCAAATATAATTTGAAAAATATAACAGGACCACTCATTATCAGTTATACTGTCTCTGTACAGTATATAATTATATAAATCACTATGTAACTTCTCAGAATATATTAACATGCACGGTAAATTGACCCTTTCTAAAAAATAACTACCATCCTTCTTATATACCCTACCTTGACTAATATCTATATCGTTATTTTGTAACTCTATACTTCCTTCTGATGTAAATTTATCCATTACAACATGGGTAAACCCATAAAAATACGGAAAACAAGGAGCCTTCTTGGTTTCTACTAATTTAGAAGTAATATAGTTTACAAATAATTCAATATTTGCAGTACTGTTTATATTATAAACCATGTTATAAATAACATATCTTACATAATCATTTTCACTATGTCTATCTCTATAATAATCTAAATCCGTAATAGATGGTGTAATTATAGGGCTTTCCTTTACAAATATATCCCTATAATAACTTTTCCCTTTATATTTTATTATACCCGAGTAAATAGACCCATTTAAATGAACGAACTTTCTTTTATTTTTTAATTTTACGATTTGGTATGTATTATTAAAAGTTTTAGTGTTGATATTATATGTATTAAATAATGTAAGTATTGGTGTAAAATTACTTGTCTCACTCACTTTAAAATTTTTAGATATAGAATTGTTTAATTTATACTTATCTTTATCCTTTAGTGGTTTCAATCCAATGCTATTATAAAATTTATTTACCATAATAAACTATTTATGTTTTTTAAATTTAAATAATTTTTTATAAACTCAAATATAGATATGTCACATTATATAGAGGCTTTAAATATGCCACGTATATATGTACAAGAGTTTACTTCAAAACCATTTAATTGTGTTTTGTCTAAAATCCAAGGTAATCGATCAAATATGGAAGACCAGGAAGTTATAAATCATATAAATGGTATATATATAATTGGTTTATTCGATGGGCATGGTGGAGACGAAATATCAAAAACTTTACCAAATATTCTTAATGGGATACTAAATATAGTAGAAAGTTATAAACTAAAGATAATTAACAGAGAAAAATTAAAAAAAAATATACAAAAAGAATTTATTAATATAGATAAACTCATTCTTAAAAAAGAATTTGTGAGGCAAGGAAGTACTTCCCTATTGTTATATATATTAGATAAGGAAGTTATTAGTATTAATTTAGGAGACTCTAAAACTATATTTTTAAATAATACATTTCAATTAGAGTTTGAAAATATACAACACAGGCCTAATTTATTATCAGAAATAGACCGAATAATCTATAATAAATATACTGTTACAAAATACGCAGATATATATAGATTAAATAATGAACTATCATTATCACGTTCGTTTGGAGACTTTAAATATAAATTTATAAATGGAGTATATAATGGTATAGATTCGGCTGTATCAGTTATACCAGACATTGAATTTATAAATACGTCTGATACAAAGTATATTATATTAGCCACCGATGGTTTATGGGATTATATTGATAATGATATAATTATTAAATATATACAAAATAAAAATATTAAATTTATAGATCTACCAAAAAAAATAATTTTAGAAGCTATAAAGCGTGGAAGTAATGATAACATTTCAATTATAATTATAAAAAACAATGCGTATACATATAAAATAAATTATAAAAAAATATAGTAATGGCTTTAGAATTAAAAAAGTTCGATATGACTAATATCAAAGGCGATAAAGTTGTTGTATTTATAGGAAAAAGAGAAACTGGTAAAAGTTTTTTAGTAAAAGATCTACTATTTCATAATCAAGATATTCCGGTTGGAACTGTTATATCTGGAACAGAAGGAGCTAATTCATTCTACTCCAAAATAATGCCAAGTATATTTATTCATGGAGAATATAAACCCGAAATAGTGGCGAACGTGTTAAAACGTCAACAAAAATGTATAAATGTAATAAATAAAGAATGTGATAATAACGGAAATTCTAATATTGATCCGCGGGCATTTTTAATATTAGATGATTGTTTATATGATAAATCATGGGTTAATCATAAAACAGTGCGTTCATTATTTATGAATGGGAGGCATTACAGTATAATGTTTATAATTACTATGCAATATGCACTTGGAATCCCTCCAAATTTAAGAACAAACATTGATTATGTTTTTATTTTAAGAGAAAATATTGTATCTAATCGAAAAAGACTGTATGAGCAATATGCTGGAATGTTTCCCTCCCTTGACGTATTCTGCCAAGTCATGGACCAGTGTACAGAGGATTTTGAATGTCTCGTAATTAATAATAATGCAAAAAGTAATCGCTTAGAAGACCAAGTATTCTGGTATAAAGCAACATCTCATGACGATTTTCAACTGGGTGCTCCTCAATTTTGGCAATATCACAGCGCAAATTATAATCCGAATTTTGATAATGAAGATGAAGTATTAGATATTTCCGATATGAGGGGTAAGAAAGGGCCTATAATTAGTGTTAAAAAAAATAGTTATTAAATATTATTAAATATAATTAAATAATAATTAATAATATTAATAATATTATTAATTTTATTTAAAAATTAAAATTCTGGTTGTCCTGTTTGAATTTTCTGATGATATAATTCCTCTCCTATTTCCGATATACCATTTGATGAAACTAATGTAGTACTTACTAAACTTACTATACTACATAATATAAATATCTTCAAATAGTAATTTCGTGATAATTTAGTATTTGATATTTTAGAATCAATATAACATATTAGCACGCCTACAAAACCTAAAACTAAACTTATTAAATAAGGGTTTCTCAAATCCATCATATATTTTATATAGTAGATAATTTTATTTACTAAATTTAAACTTATTAAATAATGGTTTCTTAAATCCATCATATATTTTTATTTACTAAATTTGCTCGTTTTTATATTGTCTCATCAAATAAATTCACTGTGTTTACTGATTCGATATCTTTGAAAGAATCAGATATTACATCTGTCATTACCAGTGGTGTTTTATTATCTTCAGTAGATACTACACGATATTCAGATAAACTATCTAATTCCTTTCCCAGTTTCTCCAATTCGTTATCTATACGATCTTTCATTGAAGTAGACTGTGATTTTAATCTAACTTGTTTTGACACATTATCCGAGTCAGTCAACTCTACTTGAGACCTAGCATCATCTATATGAATAGAAGCTATACTCTCTTGTATGGATTTCTTATTATCATTTTGAGACCTAGCATCATCTATATGAATAGAAGCTATACTCTCTTGTATGGATTTCTT